CGCCGAGGAGGTCTATGCTATGATGGACGATAAATAATCCTACCCCTATGACAATTCGTATGAGAGACGACATTCTTGCTAATCAAATCACATACTACAACGGTTTGATAGCAAAGCACAAACAGAATGTTGAAATCTATCTGAACCAACCAGTTGGCATCGGAGAACATTCTGATATTATGTCAGCAATAGAGACAGAGATTACTGCTATTGCACAGGCACACGAAAAGATAGAGGTTATTAATCACTATTTCTTGAACAGGTAATATGGCATTAGCAGCAGACTTAAAGGAAGGAACCAAAAAGTCTCACTCTGCAGCAGAAAACACTAAGTTTGTTGCAGGATTCCTTCGTGGTGTGGTAGATGAAGAGTCTTATAGAAAACTTATACAAGACTTTTACTTTATCTACTCAGCATTAGAAGAGGAGATGGAGAGATTAGAAGACGATACATTTTTAAGTCCTATCAACTTCTCAGAGTTGGATAGGGTAAAGTCATTGAAGAAAGACTTACGTTATTACTACGGTCCTAATTGGAACCAGACTATCAAACCATCTCAAGCATGTGTTCAATATGTTGAGAGGATACATGAGGTAGCAGATAGTAATGAACCATACTTATTAGTAGGACATCATTACACTAGGTATCTCGGTGACTTATCTGGTGGTCAGATACTGAAGACAATAGCAGAGAAGGCATTGGACTTACCACAAGGTGAGGGTCTAAACTTCTATGAGTTTGACATCGCTGACAAGAAGGCATTCAAAACTAAATATAGAGAAGCACTTGATACTCTTACTACAGATGAGAGTATTATTAATGCTATAATAACGGAAGCAAACTATGCATTCCGTCTTAACATGTATGTTTTTGACGAGATCAAATCAACGGATCCTTATCCTGCGATGACAGCGATCAAAGGGTTCTGGAAATTTCTACTAGGAACTATCAACAAATGAAATACTTTCACATCTATATTAACGAGAGGTGTTTGTTTAAAAATTTAAACCAAGAAGAGTTTGATTTAATATGGGGAAGGATATATCGCTCATATTTTAGAGAGGAGTTGACATACGTAGAATGTATAGATGATGCATGTATTAAGGGAGAAATTGCAGAGCATTCTTATTGAGTAGAATTACTCATTGACAAAATTGTAAAGAAAACGTAATATAAATAACGTTAGGTGTTGTTTTCCACACCTACTACAACGGACTCGAAAGTATCGCCATCCATTGTACAACTGCTCTCAAACCAAGACCTATAGGCAGTATAATACTTCGTCTTTCATATCCAGTAGTGAGGGATTACTGGAAATAAGTTTCGCATCTACCCTTGGTGCCCTACTTAAAACGTCTTACTAATGACAACTCTTTCAACTCAATCCCGCAGATCAGGCGGTCTCCTAGCAGGGTGGCCAGAATTCTGTGAGTGGGTAACATCAACAGACAACAGACTTTATGTTGGTTGGTTTGGTGTTTTAATGATTCCCTGTTTGCTTGCAGCAGCAGCGTGTTTCATCGTAGCATTCATCGCTGCTCCTCCTGTGGACATCGATGGTATCAGAGAACCAGTTGCGGGTTCTTTTTTATATGGTAACAACATCATCTCTGGTGCTGTAGTTCCATCTTCAAACGCAATAGGTCTACACTTCTACCCTATATGGGAAGCAGCAACAGTAGACGAATGGTTATATAATGGTGGTCCATACCAGTTGGTAATCTTCCACTTCCTTATCGGAATCTCTGCTTATATGGGTAGACAGTGGGAACTATCATACAGATTAGGTATGAGACCATGGATCTGTGTAGCATACTCAGCACCTGTATCAGCAGCATTCGCTGTATTCTTAGTTTACCCATTCGGTCAGGGTTCCTTCTCTGATGGTATGCCACTAGGTATCTCAGGTACTTTTAACTTCATGTTCGTGTTCCAAGCAGAGCATAACATTCTAATGCACCCTTTCCACATGGCAGGAGTAGCAGGAATGTTTGGGGGTTCACTCTTTAGTGCAATGCACGGTTCTTTAGTTACATCATCTCTAATCAGAGAAACTACAGAAGTTGAGTCTCAGAACTATGGTTACAAGTTCGGACAAGAAGAAGAAACATATAATATCGTGGCAGCACACGGATATTTCGGTAGATTAATCTTCCAATATGCTTCATTCAACAACTCAAGAAGTCTTCACTTCTTCCTTGCTGTATTCCCAGTAGTCTGTGTATGGTTAACATCTATGGGTATTTGCACAATGGCATTTAACCTCAATGGATTTAACTTCAACCAGTCTGTTGTTGATGTTAACGGAAAAATCATTCCTACATGGGGTGATGTTCTAAACAGAGCAAACTTAGGTATGGAAGTTATGCATGAAAGAAATGCACACAACTTCCCACTAGACCTAGCATCTGCTGAGTCTACAACAGTTGCTTTATCTGCACCTACAATCGGTTAATAAATACGATTGAGACCTTTCGTGCGGTCTCTACAATCGGAACTACTCAAGACCCCTTTACAGGGGTCTTTTTTTGTGTTATATTAAATTCACAGATACTCTTTAAGTATGAAAATTTTTCTTGACACAGCAGATGTAGATCTAATAGGACAATATTATGGAACTGGATTGATTGATGGTGTCACAACAAATCCAACTCTAATTAAAAAGAGTGGTTACGACCCAGAGGAAGTTTATAGAAAGATTGCACTCATTGGTGTTGATGATATAAGCATGGAGATTGTGACAGATGATTCATATGAGTTTCTCAAGGAGGGTCGTAGACTCAAAGAGAAATTTGGTGAAATCACAACAATCAAAGTTCCTTGTACACCCGAAGGCCTAAAGGGTTGTAAACTCCTCTCTAAGGAGGGTATTCGAGTAAACGTGACTTTGATCTTTAGTGCTGCCCAAGCGGTCTTGGCGTCGAAGGCAGGCGCTGCCTACGTCTCGCCTTTCGTGGGTCGAGTAGATGATAATTCATTTGATGGTTTGGGTTTGATTAAAGAGATTGCAGACATCTATGAAAAACAGTCGAGACTATATAATTTTGTTGACACAGAAATTTTATCCGCTTCCATAAGGAATGTAGGTAGTGTGAGTAAGTCTTTTGAATACGGTGCAGGCATCGTAACGATGCCCCCATCAGTTTTTGAAAAGATGTATAATCATATTCTGACTGATAAGGGTTTAGATCTTTTCCAAAAAGATTGGGACGCAGCAAACGTATTAAAATACAGATGAAGATAGAGTTTGAAAAACAATTTGGTAAAGGAGTAGACCCTTGGTATGCAAAGGCAGAGAGATGGGCTAAGAAACAAAAGTTTCCCATCTCTTTTTTATTGCTAGGTGCTATCGAGTGGTTGAAAAAGAAATGGATTGATGTTAAAATACATAATACAATGAAAGACGTTGACCGACAGGCAGATGATCTTTTAAAACAATGGGAGGAAAATGACAGAAGAGAACCGAACATCGTGGAGACAGGAGTATTTGGAGATGAAGGCTGGTCTATCGAAATTACAAACCCGATTGTTGAAAGAGGGACCTCAGCAACTAGCACAGGCATGGTTACTCCAAGCGATGCACAACGATTACAAGAAGATGAAGGGGATAAAGGAACCGCCCAGTAGAGAATCGGGATACCAGACATCATTGAAGGAGTGGTTTCAGAACAATACTTGACTAAATAATTATGTCATGTTATCATGACATTACGTTCAGTCTGATACATTCAGACCGCAAGTAAGCCGACTCGGAACGGGTACGTTCATCCCTATGCCAGTACTTTTTTACCTATCTTTATTGGCATCACACGAACCAGTCCATTGGACTATTAAATGTGATCAGTGGTCAGAACTCGCTGTTGAAGTTATGCAAGATAAACATCTTGATGACAGAAGCAAGTCAGATCTGATTAACTACTTTGCTACCAAGGTAGAAGAAGAAGGATGTTTTAGGGACGCAAAAGCCGACTGAAGGAACGGATGTAAAAAGTCCAATTACTTTAGGAGAACCCAAATGGCACAGGTTACATACCGTGGTGTTAAGTACAACACCAATGACAAAAAGACTCAGCAAACAAACAAGGTCGATCTAGTTTACCGTGGTGTAAAATTAGAAAAGGAACTCGTCGCTAATAAGTGATGTTAGTTACAACTGAAATCATGGTAGCATCCATGGTTTTCATGTGGTTGATCTATGCTGAAGTCAAGTTTCTATATGGAAACACTTAAGTTTCAATAGTGAAACGTTGCCCTTGCTACATATAGTAGTTAAGGGCATTTTTTTATGCAGAGGACGAGGTTAAAAGAACTGATAACACAATTAGAAGAACTCCTCACAGAATTGAAAGTAGAAGTCTACGCTGACAAGGATGCATATATTGACAGCGATGGTGAACAATGGTATAGTGGTGATGACGATGACGGTTACGCAGACTGACTATGAAAACCCATGGGTCTACAAGAATACAACTTTCACTTCTGACGATATTGGCGATTTCTTCGGTTTCGTCTACAGGATTACTAATCTACAATCAGGTAAACAATACATTGGAAGAAAATACTTCTATCAATTCAGAAAGCCTAGAGGTAAAAGCAGGAAAGTTCGTAGTGAGAGTGACTGGAAAAAATACTATGGATCGAGTGATGAACTTAATTCCGATAGAAAGTCTCTTGGAAATGAATGTTTTAAACGAGAAATAATATCACTACATACTACAAAAGGTTGGGTCAATTACGAAGAGACTCGACAACTATTTCTAAATAATGTACTAAGCGAGAATGAAAACTATTACAACTCCAACATACTTGGCAGATACATGCGAAAGGATTACCATCATGAACAACGCATCACCTGAGATGAAAGAACAATGTGACTTCCTGCTAGACTGGATGCAGGATAGGATTGAGCATTTACTTCTTGAGAAGATGTATGATGAAGCGTATGATCTTTACATGGAGTGGCATGAATGGGTAGAATTGGACAACCCTACATTAACCACAATAAGATATGAAGAGAAGTGATGTAGATTATCTTTATGAATGGGCATCAAGAACAGATTTTCCCCTACGACGAGCACCTACTGCTGTTGGTTATTCTAACAAGGATATATATTTCTGCTGGCTAAAAGCACAGAATAAAAATGGTGGCGGGGTAAGAAGATCTGTTGTAGAAGACGACAGAGCTGCAGAAATATTAAACAACGAGGATGTTGTTTTTGCTACGGTCTCTTGCTTTGAACCAGGCACAGAATTAGGACCCCATAAGGATCCACCAGTATACGGAATACATTACAGACGAATACAAATACCATTATACATACCGTCCAATGATTGCTATATGATTTGGAAAGGAGAGAAAGTCTTCTGGGAAGAGGGAGTACCTCAGATCTATGATGTCATGGATCATGTTCACGAAGGGTATAATTATTCTGACGATGATATGTTATTTCTATTTGTAGATATCTTAAAAGAAGATGACAACAGTAACTTGCACTAAATGCAACAACACAATACAGTCTAAACATGAGCATGATTATAAGATGTGTGGTTGTGACAACCAGACATATGTTTGTGGTGACACCTATGGTGGACTAGACATGAATTATGTGATAGCATTAACTGAACCCAAAGAAGAAAAAGAAATTAGATTGGGAACTGA